ACAGAGGTTGAAACGGTGGTAACTTTTGAGCAGTTATTCTTAGCACTTCAAAGGAAGCTCAATATAAGCCTTTCGGCAAGTTTGCAGTCTAATGGCAGACCATTACTTACTATCGACTTTGCAGATAACATAAACAATCTATCAGTCAATGCAAACCTTATTAATGTTGGAGGTGTAATAAGGAAGGAAGATACAGCCCAGCTTTACTCGGTGGTAAACTTTGGCAATGCTGATGTCTTTGAGCAGTGGGAGTGTAACGGTGGCGAGAACGCTTGTACGTTTGCACAAACACCCTTCTTAGGTTATAGAGATGAGAAGTTTGGGCTTATAGGTAAATGTAACAAAGATACTATCCTTGACTTGCTTGTAAATGAGGTAGTATTTGACACAAACATAATAGAAGATATTTATGTGTGGGGTAATAAAAGCTATGACACCAATCCTATTATTATTGACTGTGAGGAAGGATTGGCAGGGCGAATAGTAGCTAAGCAAGGAGACCCGTACAACATAGGGCAAACGGTGTACAATGCAGAGTTTAATAATGAGAGTACAGCAGGTTATTGGATAAACTCAGTACCCAATAGCTTACAAAGTTATATTGAGGGTTTTAATCCTTCGGATACAGGAATGATAGTAAAGTTTGATGGAAGTTCTGCAAATGAAACATTAAACGAAATTGAGATAATTCAAACATCCTATACAAGTGTATCACAGATATATGGCAGAAATTTAATATGGCTAGATACATCTTTAGACACTAACAACCTATATACCTTAGATAGTTATGTTTGCCCTTATGATGGTATTTATACATTCAATGCAGGAGTTATTCTTGATGAGTTAAGGAATGCTGTTGCTCCTTTTAATCCAGTAGGTACTGAGTTTGGTAGGGATGCTATACTTCACATTGAAAAAAGAAATGCTTTAGATGAATTTGTTACAAGGCAGTCATTTGCATTTAGCGGCACGTCGGCAAATTATATGTATGGAGAAATAAACAACGTACAGTTTGTTTTAGAACAAGGTAATAAGGTAAGTGTAAACATAGAGGTTAAGAAAGCTACAGGGGATGATACATTAATGCTTCAAAGGTTTTTAGATGCAGCCACAGTAAATGGAACACCAAGAGAATCTTTTTTTAACGCAATTGGCGAACCTTTCGAGCCGGGAGAATTACAACCTTACGACCCTTGTGATTTTAAGAAGTACCTATACGATTTTGAGCAGCCCTTGACAATGGAACAGATAGAAGATATACTTACGCTACCATCGGGCAGGATAAGGATGAGTAGAGAAGAATCACTACTTAATGGCATAACAGGAACAATTAACAACTTAACAGTAAACAGCGTTATAAGGCAAAAGGGGCAGTTTACCTTACGTTCAAACCAAGCATTATGAGCATAGTATCAATACCAAACCAACCGATATTATTTACCGAAACAGAGCAATGCATAGACTGTGGCAATAACGATTATGCACAGTTAGCAAACTTTGAGGATCAGATATTCTTTCAAGTAGGGCTTGATTGCGGAGGCGAGCAGATAACCAACCAAACAACAAGCAGGTCGGTGTGGACTTATAACGGGGTAACAATCTGCAACGATGGTACAAGTGGAGGCTTCTTTGCAGCTACCATACAGCCCGATGAGGTGTATTATCTCTTTGAGGTGATTGTCATTGTACCTGTGTTAAACTCAGGAACGCTTAACGTAAAGTTTCAAGGAGGCCAGAACTATAATATCACAACTGCAGGAGAGCATACATTGTATTTCAACACAGATATAATGGATAGCGACCCAACACCAACGATTACTTTCTCAGGTAATGACTTCGATGGTTGCTTTGTGGCAGGTACATTTCAACAAGCATTTGTTAGGGGCTTATGGTCAAGGCATCAGTTTTTTTTACTTGACTTAAACGACAATGTTGTTATTGGGCAGCCTGACTATATCCAAGCGGTTAGAAATAGCTTGACATTAGGCTTTGACTTAAACGAGCATGACCTTGATGCTGGCTGTTATCGTTTTGGGTATTCTGATGAGTGCGATAATGTGTGCGGTCAGTTTAGAATTGAGAAGGGAGAGTTCTTAACAACAGATGGTTGGACACTTACCAACGGTGCAAGTATTAACGATACTACAAGGGTGATGAACTTAGACCAAACAGGTATAGACAGCCCAACAGCGGTTAGTGATACTGCCTTGTGCGAGGATAAGGAATACTATGTAGAGATTAGCATAAGTAAGATTGATGACGGGCAGATATTTGCCTTTATTGGCAACTCAGCATCATTAGGAGGCTTTATACAAGCTACAACACCAGGAGTGCATAGTGCAACGATGACCTCAACAAGTGGAACATCTTTTGAAATGCAGCTAAACGCTAATGATAGCGACACCGCAGTTATTGACTATGTGATAGTAAGGTATTCTGATGACCAAGCACCTGAGATTACTCAAAGGTCAAATCAAATACAGATAGGCGATTTTTCCTCATGTGATTATGTGAAGCTTGAAGGGTGCAATGCTGATGATAACTTTAACTTTGTGTTTAATGGTTCTGGCTTTATACCCGGTATAAGAGTAAAACGCAGATTCTTTAGAGCCTTATACGAAACAGAAACCGAAAGGAGCAGAAGAAATAATGGAGATATTACTATCCCATTTGCCGACATCCAAAAGGTAAAGACATTAAGGTTAGAGCAGCAGCCTGAGTATGTGTATGACTTCTTATCTATACTTGTTTGGTTTGATGCTTTCTACGTTAATGCTGCAAGGTATGTACCTCGCTCTGATGACTTCCCGGCTATCGAATGGAACGATGCAAACAACTTAGGCAATATAAACTTAGAGCTACAATCTGCCACAGGCAAAGTAAGAAAGGTTAATTGCACAGGTAACGACCCTTCATGCTTGCCGACAGTCTTTGGTGATGATGAGCCATTCTTATTATTAGAGAATGGAGATAGGATGCTAACAGAGGATAACGACAATTTGTTATTACAAGAATAAAATCTTGTATCTTTGTAAGGTCAATATGTCTTAGTAGGTATTTGCCAAGCAACCTAATTAATAGCGAGGCTAACATTTAATACATTTCTATTATGGCATGTGTAGATTATTGCGCAGAAGGCTTGTTAGACCATTCGCTAATTGAGTGCGATGAATATCTATTGGGAGGTATCTCTCAAGCTATTATCGGCTCTTGTGGCACAGAGCTAACAGACCCTTCAGATGCAGCAGAGATACAAGCATTACTTGATGCAGGCACAGCTAAACTTGTTCAGAACGTACGTATGTCGCTTCCAGCGGGTTCACCAGTTACGGTTGATTCACCTATTGGATGCGGAACAACATTACGTATTAACGAGGACAGAACAGCTACTGTATTTGATGCCAATGTTACTAACGCTAACGTGGAGCTTTATAACGACCTTAACAACCGTAAGATTGCATGGTTACTATTGTACCTATGTGATTCGGATAAGGTTGTTTATATCGACCCTCCACAAGCGATTACTACATCGGTATCATTGATTATCCCTGAGCAGAACAACGAGCTTCAAAGATTTGAGGGTACGTTTGCTTGGAGAGATAAGCAAGCACCATTACAGTATGATGCGCCAGCAGGTATCTTTGAGTAACTGTTGTATCAATTTTTTTAACAACCTCGACCCTAAAAAAGTCGGGGTTTTGTTTTTTAATTAACTTTAACACATGAAAAAGAATACCACAGGAATAGTGCTTTTTGCATTTGGCGATAGGGTGTACTACTATGCCATGTATAACATTGCCTTTAGCATTAAATACCACAGCCCAGACATTAAGATACATGCCTTTGTAGGCGATAAGGAACAGGTAGGGCGTTACTGCCCTGATGTGTTGTCTGTTTGCGATGTTGTTACAGAAATAGACAGCGAAGATTATTACACCAATAATAAGTTTGATCCTGGTAAACTAAAGGTCAATCTATACAAGTACCTACCCTTCGACAATAACCTCTACTTAGATGTTGATGCGGTTTGTATTAAGCCTATTGAGCCATTGATAGATGAGTTAGAACAGCTTGATAAATACTATGCATCACATACAGTAGGCTACCATAAGATTGAGCAAGGTCGAAAGATAGAAAGTATGCAATGGGCTTTCGCTGATGATATTTGGGAGCAATACAAGCTAACCGATAAGCATGTGTTACCAGCTATTAACAGCAGCCTGCAATGGATTGTAAAAAGTGCTAAGGCAAAGAAGCTTTACAATACCGCCAAAGACTTATACCTAAACAACCCAATCCCTGTAAATAAGCTTAGAATGAAATGGGGTGGTGGGCAACCCGATGAACTTTACATGAACATTGCTTTGTGTATGTTGGAGCATGACCCTGCATGTACTGAGGTAGGGCATGATGGTGCTGAGAAAGGACACATTCACTTTGCAATGGTTAGGGGCTTGGACTTAGATAAGGTTGTTAAGCAGTTTTACTTTCAGTCTTATTATGGTGGCAAGGGGTTTACTTCGAGGTTTTACACGGATTGGTTAGAGAGGATGCTAAGAAATATGCACAGAAGAAAGGGAGGGGCGCATCAATATAAGATTAATAACATTACTCAACGTAAGCACGCAGATAAGAAATAAATAGTTATTTTAGCCACTCATACATCCTAATTAAATTTAGTGAAGTTTGTTTATTGGGTTTTCAGCCTCGATTAATTTCGGGGCTGTTTTTTTTATTTTTATCGTATCTTTGAACTCATGGAAACGAAGAAAAAAACAGTTGGCAGACCTAAAAAAGCCAAAGCAGCACCGAAAGAACAAAGGCATGGGTGGAACTCAGAGCCAGAGGTAGGTGTATTCTTAGCATCATTGATAAGACTTACAGGCGCACAAACAGTCCTTGAAATAGGCGTGTTTGAGGGCTATACTGCAAAGGATATTATTGATGTTTTACCAAAGGGAGGTTTGTACATAGGAATTGATATTAAAGACTATGTGAAGCCTGAAAACAAGGCAGCATTCATAAAGGCATCAAAGGAGGGCAAAGTAATCGAGCAAGTTATCGAGAACAGCCTTACTTACTTACCTAAGCTTCCTAAGAATCACTTTGACATCGTGTTTATTGATTCTCAGCATACCTTTGACCATGTTATTAAAGAGTTCAAAATGTGCGAATCGCTAATCACCAAAAAAGGAATCATTGCCTTTCACGATTCAATCCATGTGGAAGATGTTAAGAAGGTAGTAGATTATGCAGCTCATTGGAACTATGAAACAATCAATATTAATACACCTGAGGGCAGAGGCATTGCTTTAGTTACTAAGAAATGATCCACGTAATAATTCTATCTCAACAGCATAGGTCAAGGCTTTTACAGCAGATTATTGATGCACTCAATAGTCAAACGGTAAAGCCTGATAAGATTACTGTTGTTTTTCAAGGCTATAAGAAAGCTTTGAATAGCGAGATAGACTTACGTACCATTTACTTAGAAAGGAATTTAGGCAGCATCATAAGGTTTAAGTATGCCATGCACAACGCAACAAACATCACCTTAGATGATGATATGATACCTGCACAAAATTACATTGAGTGCTTAAAAGGATTCATTGATAGAAAGCCTGATTCGATTGGCAGCTTATGGGGCTATAAGGTAAAAGGCAAAGGCTCATACAAAGATACATTTACTTCTATAACTTGCTGGGCTGAGTTAGAAGATGATAGTCGTGTGTTAATGGTTGGTGCTGGGCTTATGGTGTGGAATGAGGGCTATCATAATCTAAGGGCTGTAAGATTTGACTTAGCATTGTTTTGTGATATGCAGCTTGCCTTACATTGCGCTCATAACGATATTAAATTATTTGCAGCAGCACACAAAGGCAATGAGGTAACTCATATTGGAGATAACGACATCCAAGAGAATGCTATTTGGAAGCAGAGCATGGAGGATATTGAGTTTTTAGATGAATCAACATATTATTTACTTAAATCATTTGAGAAATGAGAACATTATTTAACAGCAAATCATGTAGAGGGTGTATCGTTGATAGACCTAAAACTAAAGGTATTTACTAATGGCACTCGATGAAACACAAGTAAGCCAAGCGGTTGCTGCTTACATTGAAAAGCGAAAGAACCACAGGCAAAAGGTTGATAGGTATGGTATGAACCATTACACCAAAGAGCCTAACGATGCACCTCGCTATCCTGAGTATTGGGAAGGTTACAATATATGCGCTGATATGTACGATGCTATCAGACCGCATGTTGACCCTAACTACTACCCTGTTAAGCTATTTGAGAAACGTGCTCCCAACGAAACGAAAGACCAAGCCGAGTTTATGAGGGCTAACTATCGCCCTGTTACAATTCCTGTCTTTGAGGATTTTAAGGCAACGATAACAAGGGCTTTTGCTGACCAAAATTGGAACATAACATACAAGCGTGAAACAGATGATAGGTTTGGTGATGATACCTTTGAGGAGTATGTAAATCATGGCATCAAGAACTTTGGCAGCTTAGAGCTATTTATGAAGTCTATGCTTCCAACGCTAAAGATTGCCGATCCTAACGGTATCATTGCAATCTACCCAGAAGATGTACCAACAACGGAAATTGATGGTGAGGAGGTTTTCTCTAATGACCTTTTTGAGCCACAGCCATATTATTATTCATGTAAAAGGATAGTAGGCAAGACTGATGATTACTTTATGGTTGTTTCTCAATATACCTCATTGGTAAAAGAGGGTAAGAAAGTAACAAATGATGGCGAGGTATTACTGCTCTTCGATGATGAAAACATTTGGAAGATAGAGCAAACAGGAAAAAAGTCTGACTTTGTTTTTGGAGAGCCTCAAGTAATGTACAATCATGGCGAGGGAGAAATACCTTGTAAGGTACTCATGGGTACTCCTGTGCTTTACAATAACAACGTATTGTACCAATCGGTGTATATTACAGCTATCCCATTGCTGGACCAAGTGTTGTTGGATAACAGCTATTTAGGGCTTATAAAAGCGAGAAGCACTTTTCCTTTCATTGTGGCGGTTGGTGACATTTGCGAGTTTGAGCAAGATGGTAACAAGTGCAACGATGGGCAGATATACAATGTAAACACAGGTAATTATTCTACTTGCCCTTCATGTAATGGGGCAGGTATGAGGTCAAGGTTTAGCGCATCAGGCACTATGCTTATAAGACCTAAAACATCATTATCAGATGGTGACACAGGACTTAGCGGTGAATACCTAAAGTTTGTTTCTCCGCCATTAGATACCAATAAGTTTTTAAGGGAGGAGATAGACACAAACTTGTTAAAGTCAAGAGGTATATTACACATCAATAATTCAGACCAAGCGGTGCAAGGCAACGAGGCACAAACAGCAACGGGAAGCATGAATAAGATGCGCTCATTGTATGCTTTTATAAAGCCTCAATCAGACCAGATGTTCTACATCTTTGAGTGGATGAATAATACTATCGGCTATCAAAGATATGGAGAGTATTATGGTGGCGTTAATGTTGTTTACCCTACTACGTTTGACATTGTTACACCAAGCGATTACTTGAGCATGATTAAAGGCTTGACCGATGCAGGAGCACCGCCAAGTATTGTCTATGCAACGGTGATTAATTATTTACGAACCATTAACTACACCGACAAAGAAACAGACGCAATCTACAACCTTATCGGTATTGCTGATGACTTGCTTACTATGCCTTCGGGTGACATTGCTTTGCGTGTTGCTAATGGAACGATTGAGGCGTGGCGTGATGTTTTACACCATAGCGCACCTCAGCTTATCCAAGAGCTTATGCGTGAGTTTGTACCTACTGATGAGTATAATGAGTTCTTAGACTTGCCAATTAATGAGCAGGTTGATGCTTTAATTGAAAAGGCACAAAGTAGAACGATACAACAAGACGATGCTTTTACAAGGCTTGAGAATCAAATCATAAACTTCAATGCCAACAATAGAGGAGCTGGCACAGCGTAAAGTAAGGCTGCTTGAACAAGCACCCGAACAGCTTGCCACAGATGCAACAAGGATACAACGTGAGATGTGGGAGCGTATGACACCGCTTGTGCAGTCTTTAGAGGTTGATGCAGATGGTAGGATATTACAGAACAATGCAAACATAAACAGGATATCTACCATCATCGAAGCATTAAATGTATTGCTTACTGGAGAAGAATATCGCTTAGCTGTTACAGACTTTCTAAATTCAATAGATGATTCGATATTACTTACCGATGAGATTGCAAAAAACATTGAACGTGGCTTCCAGCCCTCAGAGGTTCAAAAGAGGCTTGTACAGCTTGTTAAGCAATCAGCATTAAATTCACTTGTTGGTGGCGGTTTAAGGTCCGCAGTATCACAGCCCTTTGCTCAACAATTACTTGCTAACGTATCAGCACGTACACCGCTTAGAGAGGCAACACAAGCACTTAGAAAAGTATTGGTAGGGGATGATAAAACAGATGGAAGGATAGCTGCTAATGTTAAGAATGTGGCAACAACAGCACAAGCGGTGGCAGACCGTTCTTATTCTACTGCGGTGTATGATGACTTAGGTATTGAGTTTTATAGGTACATTGGAGGGGAGATTGATACGACAAGGGAGTTCTGCGAGCATAGAGTGAAAAAGGTATTTCACAAAAAAGAGATTGAAGCTTGGGGTGAAGGTAAGAATGCAGGAGGTATAAACGATATTAAGAACGGTACTTGGGCAGGCAGGATAGCAGAAACAGATGGTAGCTCTATATTCACTAATCTTGGAGGTTGGAATTGTCGACATTCACTTGTGCCAGTAACGGGCAGAAGAGTCCCAAAAGATGTTAGAGAGCGTGCAGAAAAGGAGGGATATATTTAATTGTTATAAATTTTATATCTTTGAGATAGCGTTAAACTTATAGCCTAATGGCGTACAATTCACATTAAGATGGTAAAAGTAGTAGATGCAAAAGGAAAGGTAAGAAGCGTTACTCAAGCGGTAGCCGATTACATCGTTTCTAAAGGAGGTAAAATCCTCGATACAAATCAGAAAATTCAAAACAACGATAAAAATGAAAATCAAACAGGAAGAAGTGCCAGAGCTAATAAAGTTTCTGGGGCTGGAGGAAGTAGAAAGCCTCGAACAAGCAAAAGAAAAGTTTCAAAGTAACTACGTTACCTCTGAGGAACATGCCTCAAAGATTGGTAAGATAACAGGCAGCATTGCCAACGTATCGAGAAAGATTTTTGAGCCATTTGGCGTAACTGCTACTGATGAAGACTTTAAGGAGAAAAAGGTAGAAGATGCTTTAAGGGCTTTATCTGAAAAGGCAGCATCTACTTACACCTCACAGATTGAAGAGCTTAAAAAAAGGGCAGAAGGTACAGGTAGCGATGATCTGATTAAAGAATGGGAGAATAAGTACACGACTTTAGAGAAGAAATACAAAGAGGTCGATAGTTTGCGTACAGAGGCTATCAATCAGTTTGAGCAGTTTAAGACTGAGGTACAAACAAAGGAGAAGCAGGGCAAGATAATGAGTGAGTTTGAAAAGGCTTTGAACGAGGCAAAGATAGCTCCCGATGTTGACAAGTATAAGCTTAAAGGTTTTAAGGCTGAGTTCAATGATAAGTATCAGATTGACTTAGAAGATGACAATGTTGTTATCAAGGATAAGAAAACAGGGGAGAAACTTAAAAGCGATAAAAAGGCAGGTACTTTTATGAGTATCAATGATGTTGTGTTGAAAGAGGCAACCGAAGCTGGGATATTACAAAAATCACCAAAGGCAGGAAGCCCGACAACGAGAAAGCCCGGTCAACCTATCATCCCTGAAATGCCAAAAGCAAAATCGAATGTTAGCCCACGTTTTATGGGCGTATAGATAGTTTGTGTGTTTATTGTGGTGGAAGCCCTTGCATTAATTTGTGAGGGCTTTTTTTTATAATCTAACTGTGTTAAACTTAAAGCACTTGAAGATGAGTTTAAGTGAGGGAGTAAGGCGAGAGAAAAGATGTTAACCCCTTACCCCTTAAAAGAGATTAACATCCTCACCATTTTTAATTGACTTGAAGATTGAGAATCGGTCGGTCGTTTTTGGCTCTTAACATGGAAGATGTTATACAGACATTATTAAGATTTAAGAGGGAGTGCACTTTGCTTCTTTGTTCTCGGAACTGTAATTACCCTTGAGCAAGATTTTGTGCTTTGAGTAACGATAGCAATAACTCGACTATCTAAAAAAAACAAAACCCCCTTAAATGCGCTAACCAAGATTGGGGGTAATGTTCTTTATTAAAAAAGTCTTTATACTTGGTTAGCTTATCGCAAAAATAATACAAAATATTACAACTGCAACCTTATTTTAATTTTTTCGTATCTTTGTGGTGCATATTGACAAACAGTAGGCGCACATCATGCCTTAAACGATGTAATGTAGGCACAACCCGAAAGCCTGTTAGAACAGTAGGGAATAATTGAAAACATTACATTATGTCAATTTCAAGAATCCTCTCTGAGTGTCCAAACATTCAAAGACCACTCGGAGAATTATTTATTGAAGTAGGGCAAAGAGAACAGTTGCCTTTCTTAGAGTTTTTGAACTCTGAAATTAACAGCTCCATGATTAAGATGGAGGTATCACCGGGAGGTGGTAAGCTTAGAACAGTTGAAGCAAGATGGATACAAAGATTACCTGAGACGCAAGTTTCTGAGGGTGCTGATATTCTTACTTGTACTGCATCTGAGGTATATGGTGATTCTACTCAAACGTACACGCTTGAAACAACTGATACCTATCAGGTAAATCAGTTAATCGCTGCTGATGACATTGCTCGTCATTGTCAAGACAACAGTCGCTACGTATTAGAATCTATTATTCGCCTTATGGATGTATTGGATAGAAAAGTGGCTTCGGCTGCTGCTACACAGACCGCTGCTGCATTAGGAGCTTGGGGTACTGAGGTAGATGCTTTCTATACTGTTGCAGCTGACCAGCTTCAAATTGCTACACGCCAAACAGGAGGTCAAGCATTAAATGAGTTCGCTTTAGCAGACATTCAGCAAGCTGCTCGTATGGCTAATTATCCGGGTGCGATTGTAGGGTTTGGTGGTGCAGAAATGCAGCGTTATGCTAATGCTGTTGCAGCAGGTTGTTGCACTCAGTATGGTATTGACCTTGCAGCTATCAGCCAGCAAAACGGATTCGCTTTTGCTTATGACCAAAGACTTGCTACTGCTTTAGGCGGACAGTTGTTTAACTTAGTTACTACACCGGGAGCTATCCAGTGGTTAAGCTTTAACTTAGCACAATGGAACGCAGGCATTCAGCCAGTACCGGGAAGCAACTATTCTAAGACAACAGCTTTCACACCAGCAGGTATGGCAGTTGACTTAACGATGAAGGATGATTGCGGTAACTTATCAATCGTTATTACAGCGACAGGTAAGATTGTAACGCTTCCTGATGACATCTATGAGGCAGGTGATAAGTACTCAGGCGTAAATTACGTTAATGGTGTACAAATCGTAAACCCGTAAATATCGACATGAATCTACTCTTAGAAAACGGAGATGATTTATTGTTGCAGAACGGTGACACGATGTTGCTTTGAATTTTATAAAGCCCGATTTAATAGGTCGGGCTTTTTCTTTATCTTTGAACAAACGAAAAGGTTATGTGCGAACAATCACTTGTAGGCTTGGCAGGCTGCGATGTAACACCGCCCAAGACAGGCATATACATAGACCAAACAGGAATAACGGAAGGTTTTATATCTCAGCTTATCACAGGGCAGTATAACACCTCTTATGAGCTTTTTGCCGACAAGTTAAGCCTTGCATGGAAAAGGATTAAAACAGAATCTATAAGTGCCATGCAGCCTTTTATCAAGGCAGATACTATTACAGAGGGCAAGAGAGTTGGACAAGTTTTGACCAATGGCACAAATAGGACTGCTGCTTTAGGGGCTGGTACGTATGTAGGTGTAAGGCTTAAGATTGACAACTTAGAGTCTTTCATTAAGCTTCTTGTAACAGACTTACAGATTTACATTGATAGTGCTAATACTAATGTGCCTGTACTTGTGATTGACTTAATTACAAATGAGGTATTGGCAACACTAACCTATACTGAGGGCGGAGCTATTGACTACATAAGTCAAGAATATAGCGCAAACAGAAGAAAGTTAGATATTGCTATTGTTTATGAAAGTACTGTTGATGCTATAAAGACTGTGCCACGATCAGGAAGTTGTACGGACTGTGGAGGCAATATCAAGTATTTACATTTTTGCCCTTTTGTGGATGGTATCGGTGTAAAACTTGATTACGATGGCTCGAATATTTCAAACGTAACGAATATATCCAACACTGGAGGGGTAACTATTAATTATGGTGTTGAGTGCGACAGGGATGCTTATATGTGTTCTATTGGTGCTTTTATGGCTACCTCGTTGATGTATGCTACTGCTGTTGAGATTTACGACTATGCCTTAACGATGTCACCAACTGAAAGGGTAAATACAACAGTGACTTGGAGTGTTGATGAGATACGTGAGGCAAGAAATTTACTGGCTCGTAAATACCTTGATGAGTTAAATATAACTATGAAGGGCTTGAGGCTTCCTAATGATAGGTATTGCTTTAGGTGTAAAGATAATTACCGATTTGTAACGATGTTGCCATAATGCCAACGATACAAGAAATAAACGAAAGGACTAACCAACTTCTTGATAGTTGGGAAACGGAGTTTACACCACTTTTTATCTCAGTAAGTGAGATAAGAGGTGTTATGGCAGGGCGTATCTTTGGTGATGACGCATCCGAAAATGCAGCAGGGGCAACGCTGCCAACAACACCATATTCAACAAAAGAATTATACATAAGTACTGATGCTGCTCCTCGTGCTCCAAGATCATTCAAAGTAGGTAAAAGAGGTAAGCAAATAGATTCTCTATACTTCCCTCAAGGCTACTCGCAATTAAAGCAAGTATCAGACAGACCGCCATTGGAGTTAAGAGGCACACTAAAGAGTGCATTTATAAATACACCTATTGTCAATGAAGGTAGTTCGGTACAAATTGTTATACCTGATTCAGAAGGCGGCAAGGTTGATGGGCTACAAAAAAAATATGGTAGTATCTTTACCATGAGCGATGAGGAGAGTGAAGAATTTACACAGATACTTACTGACCTTATTATAGAGGCAATAAATAAAGCGATTGACTGATGGATTTATTAGGATACATAATAGACTACATGAATAATAAGGTGTCTGTGGCATCAAATCTATTCAGTAAGCAATACGGATTATCAGAGTTTAGAAAGAAAGAGGGCGATTATTACACCTATCTATCCAAAGGTCAAGGTAAGCCCGTTACAAACTACGATAAGGAAAGAGGTACGATGCTATGGGTTAAGCGTTCACAAGTTACCTTTGGCGATGCACCTCAGCTATTAAAAGATACAGGGTGTGCGGACTATTACACCATAACTTACCCATTAAGGGCGGTTTGTGTTGTAAAGAAAAAAGAGCTGCCTTGCGATAATGCTACTTCGGTGGATCAGGTGGCTCAAGAGTTACTTACCAAGCTATCGGGCAAAGACAAAGTATTGCGTTCTGCTGTTGGTGCTTCATTGGTTGATATTATACCAAGAGGCTACACAGTATTAGATAACATCACAAAGAACATGGAATATGCCTGTGTAGGTATTGACTACGATATACAGGTAAGTATTAAGAAAAGCTGTATCCCTGACTTATGCGAAGATGTGCCATTGCCAAGCTGTGAGTTTAGCGTAACACTACAAAATAGCGATGGTAAGACTATCTACACGATAACACAAGATACTGCCAATCCATTCCCATTAGGCAATCAGCCTATTGTTGATGGGCAAGGCAATACGATTAATGTGCCTTATGACCCTGATACACCTTATGTAACAACACCATGTACAATTGTTTGCGATGATGCAACCGCTGTATTGAAAGATACTGATGGCAATACGTTATCAAGTACAGATATTCCAAGTGGTGGCACTCAAGATATTGTTGCACCAGATGGCGATGTAACGGTTAATAGTGCTGCCTTTGATTCTGTATTAAGCGGTGGTACATTAGATGTTCCTGTTCAATATGAGAACGGTACACCAGTAGGAAGCATTGTTGGGGGCGTGGTAGAGATACCCAACCCTATTACTTGTGCTGATGCAACAGCGGTGTTGAAAAATACTGATGGAACTACGATAAGTTCAACGGATATACCAAGCGGAAGTAGTCAAGACATTACTGCTCCCGATGCTACTGCGGTGCTTAAAGATACCGATGGGAACATATTACTTACTGAGCCTATCCCAAGCAATGTAAGCGAGGATATTGTTGCCCCTGATGGAACGGTTACTGTAAACAGTTCGGCTTTTGATACGGTGCTTAGTGGTGGCAGTTTGAATATTCAGGTAAGGCAGCAATCGGGCAGCACTCAGGTAGGCAGTAAGCAAGGTCAGTATTGGCGTGTTGATGATTCTGATATAAGTATAAACGGAACTCCATTTGATAGTGTTGCTGCTGAGGATAGCATTGATTTAGATGTTCAGTATGCTAATGGCACACCAGTAGGCTCTGATGTTGGTGGTGTGTGGACTATTCCAGATCCTGTTCAAGACTTGGTTACTAAGGTAAACTTTGAAACAGGGGCAACATTAGACTTTGATATAACGATTGATTCAGATACAGCAGGAACTTATACAGCTAATACTTTTGGAGGCAGCACGACAAGCGCAACTTATGAAGTTAATAGTGTTGCTGCTACGTTACCATTTACGGTTGTTGCGACTGATGTATTAACGATATTTCCTGACGCTGATAATGGATTTGTAAGATTAACAGGAACGTATTAATGAGTAGAAAAGTAAATATCTTTAATGTACCATCAGCAGCCTTTGTTTGCCCAGATGCGGATGTAACTTCATTCTTTGCTAAAACTGAGTTATCCGAAGGCAATTTAGCTACTATGTGCGGTGATTTGGGGATTACCTACAATGAATTAAAAGAAGCTGTTTGCGATTTGATTACAGGTTTAAAAACTGCAACTTTATACACAAGGCTTGAGGCATTGTATTTCTATTTTGGCAATAGTGCTAATTCGATGAAATGGAATTTTATTAATCAAGCCGATTCTAATGCAGCGTTTAGGCTTACATTCTCAGGAGGCAATACTTACGATTCATTTGGTTGGATTCCTAATGGAACAAATGGGTATGCGAATACTCATATTGCACCAAATACATTAGCAGGGACTCCATCTAATTTTAACTTTGGGTGGTATTCAAGGACAAACGACTTTACAACGCCTGCTTTATATGGAGCTTATGAATTTTTAGGAGGAAATAGATTTGCTAGACATAGAACTGATACTGCTAGATGGGATTTAGGGTCTAATTTAGGAACTTCATATACTGCAGACCCATCAACAAGGCTGCAAAATATTATGAATACTTCTACTAATGCTCGTTTTTATCGAGATAAGGCATTTATAAACACCATGCCTCACACGGGCAATTTACCGAATACGTTTTTCTTTTTAGGTGCTTTTTCAGATAGTGTCAATAATCCTAATTTTTTCATGCCACATCAAAGGGCGTTAGACTTTGTGGCAACTGGAACTTGGACTATCGGAGAAATTAATACCTTTAATACGTTAATTGATGATTTTATAATTGCAATAAACCGAAATGTATAAATTAACTACACAACAAGCACAAAGTCTTTTTGGCGTTGAAATTCAATCGGGTTGGTATTTTAACCCAATTAAAGATATTAACGGTGATTGGTTTATTTCTGAGCAGGAAATTCAAGCGAGTTATATTGATTGGTTGAAACATTTGGAACAGGCAGAATTTATACCGCCTGAAATAACTGATATACCTATTTAGAAAAGATAAAATATAACATAAAAACATAGAAAACATGGCAGGAAGAAAGCTGACAGCATTAACATCATTAGGGGCGAAGCCTGAGTTAGATGATGAATTTTATTTGGTAGATACAAGCGATACCTCAGAAAGCCCACAAGGAACGAGCAAAAAGATAACTGGCGAAAACTTGGCTAAGTTGGGAGGCTTTCAGCCTGTAAACAACTTACAAGCTGTTGCAGCCCCGACAGTAACGGATGATTCAAGCGATGGTTATAGTGAAGGTTCTATGTGGGGTGATGGTGATGATTTGTACAAATGTACTGATGCGAGTGTTGGTGCTGCTGTCTGGGTGCAATATTCTAAAACGACAACTAACACAACATTTACTCCAACGGTTTCAAATGAAACAGACGGATCTTTAAGTGTTTCGGACTTTATGATTGACAAGGTAGGGGATATTGTTAATTTTAGTTTTTTCGGACAATTTGTTTTAGATGGAGGTCAAACAAGTGGAAGTGCAAATATAGATTTACCTACTGCATTTGCCCCTGATAATAATTGGGGTTCGGGTACAGAAATTGTAGGTGTGATTTCAAGGACAAATTCTATATTTACAGGCGAATGTTTTATTAATGCCGATACAGGTGGTAATAAACTTGTAAATCTTGAATTTAATGACACATCAGCAGGGGCTACAATTCGCTTTACTGCGATATGTAGGTATAAGGTCAATAACTAAGTAACCTCCTTACCTTGTTTTCGTTTAAGGGGGTATGGAAACAAGTGAAAAAGGAATAGCCCTAATTAAGCGATTTGAAGGCTTGAAACTTAATGCTTATTTATGTAGTGCAGGAGTGCCAACAATAGGCTATGGTAACACGTATTACCCTAATGGAACTAAGGTTAAGTTAGGCGATACGATAAGTAAAGAACAAGCGGATGAACTGTTAAAAGACATCCTAAAAAAGTTTGAAGCAATTGTTAAGCGTAAGCTGAAAGTCAAAGTAAGCCAAAATCAATTCGATGCACTTGTTTCGCATACATACAACACAGGAGGCTCAGATACCTTGTTTAGATTGATTAACACAGGGGCAGATAAGCAAACTATCAAAGACTGGATAGAAACACGCTACATCACAGCTAATGGCGTTAAATTAAACGGACTTGTTAGGCGAAGGAAAGCCGAATCGGATTTGTTCTTTGGTTAAACGTATGTAATTCTCAAACAAAATCAGTAAAAACTATCATCATGCCTGCTCGTACAATTAGGCATGAGAACCATAATACTACTTTTACTGACACTAAGCGCAACCGCCCAATGCGAAACAAACAGGATTGGGCAAAGCTACTTAGCAATACCGGGATTCTTTAGCCTGTATTTTAATGGGCAATGTATCGAGCAAAACATGAGCGACACGACGATATGTATTAAGGTGCCACGATTAGATGTAGGGCAGATAGCATCGTTCAGCTATTCATCTCCTAATGGCGCACCAGCGTTTGTAGATAGCGTTATTCAGTACGATAATACTTGCACACCGATTGAGTACTCTCCTTTAATTGCACAGGGCAGCGATACTGTAACGGTGTGTTACAAGATCAGAACTGAGTTGATTGATAACTTTTGCCCTTATCTGATACAGGCAAGTGCATTGAGTGTTGATTGGGGCGGTATTTACGCTTATCATTCTGATGGGAGTATTTACTTACGATTTATGACCATGAGCAACGCTGGAACAAAGCAGTTTGAGGTTATCCATAGTAAGGATGCTCAGATGTGGCAGACCTTAGCTATTGTAAAGCCTTTTGCAGTAACATCGAGCAGGGAGCATGATTATAACTTGAACTTTCCATTTAATCAAGGAGGCGATAATTACTTCGGGGTAAGAGAGGTTGATTACAATGGCCATGTATCAGTAAGTGAAATTGTGTATGTAAGAATTGAGTACCCATCGAAAGAAATATCTAACTTTGATATTCTTGGTAGGAGGGTGGAGAGTGATAAATTTATGTACTACGTTAAACCTAATAAATGAAAGATGAATGTATTATCCCTATTTGATGGAATGAGTTGCGGACAGATTGCCCTGCAACGTGCAGGAATAAAAGTAAAAAATTACTTTGCAAGTGAAATAAAGCCTCACGCAATTAAAGTAACACAACATAACTTCCCTAATACAGTCCAATTGGGCAGTGTATTAGATGTGAAAGGAATTGATTTGCCTAAGATTGATTTATTGATAGGTGGAAGTCCATGCCAAGATTTCAGTTCAGCTAATAAAGAAAAATTGGGTTTACAAGGAGAAAAATCAGGTTTATTTTATGAGTATTTAAGATTATTGAAAGAGTGTAAGCCAAAGTATTTTTTACTTGAAAATGTAGCAATGGATAATTACAGCTACCAAGCAATAAGCGAAATGCTTGGAACATACCCAACAAACATAAATAGCGAGTTGGTTTCAGGTCAATTAAGGCAAAGAAGTTATTGGACTAATATAGGTCCAGAATATTTAGATTTATTTGGCAATAGATATTCAATGATACCACAACCAAAAAACAAAAACATTAAGTTTCAAGACATTTTAGAAGATGGTTATACTGATAGATTAAAAGCAAGATGCTTACTTGAAAGTGAAAGTAGAAATCCGGGTAGCACATTTTCATCATTAAGAAGATATATGATAATGGGTTTTATTAATGTTATTTTTAAGGACAAAGAAACCTACGAAAAGTATTCTAAAATGACAGAAGAAGAAATGAAAGTAAATTTTGTCGATGGCGATATTAGAAAACTAACTCAAACAGAAATGGAAAGATTACAAACAGTACCAAGTGGATATACAAGTATTATAAAAAGAAACGAAGCAGCTTGTTTGCTAGGTGATGGATGGACAATAGACATAATATCACATATCTTTTCATTTATAAAGTAGCAAATGAAAAAAATAGATTGGATGCAAGTGTTACGAATTGGAGTTAAGTATTTTCAGCCGACCATTGGAAGTGCTTTCATGCTTGTTTTGGCGTGGTTAGTGGCGTTCAATCAGATGTCAACAACAGTAGCTTTCGAGGTTGCCTTGTTACTTGCTATTGGAGGTTATGTAAGCAACAGTAAAATTGATTCAATCATTAAGTACTTAGAGATTAAGATAAAAGAAAAGAAAGGAGGGGATGATGCCGAATGATACTACTATAACAATATCAAGGAGGTTTATTCATAACGAGTATGTGATGGATAGCTTACCAAGATTGCCAGTAAAGAATATTGATGTTAGCCTTGAAAGTTGTAAATTGCAGCCTGTGGAAGCATTACCTAAACTTACCTTTGTGTTTGATACTTTAGAAAGTATTATGCCTATTGAGGCTGAGTTTACTTTCTCAAGGCAAGTTGAGGTCGTGGCTTACCCAATGGATAGCTTGACTGACTATTCAGTACCTTTCATGAGTTTTATAACTGTTTTGTACCTTGTATTACAATGGGCAAAATGGAGCAACATGATTAACGAATTAAAAGCTTGTTTTTCGTAACCTTAAAAATCAAACCACGTAAAAGAGATTAAATCAGGTGTGGTAGCTTGTTTTTCATTTCATTCATTAGGTTAGAGGGAAGCCCCGATCAGAAATGTTCGGGGTTTTTTGTTGTGAATATAGTTACTAACACTTATTTATTTTGATTATTTTTAACCCTCGTTATGGGGTCGTTAGATGAACTAAGTTTTAGCAAGAAGTTTCTGTACATTCAGGTTGATGTAAATGGCAGAATCATTGACTTTAACGAGCTATTCTCGCAGCACTACGAGATACTTATTGATGATTCTGTTTGCGATATTCTCCAAGTAAACGACATAAAAGAGGTTATAAGAATTACCAATTCTCTTAAAAGGAACAAAAACAACCCAGTAGTAATTCGTATCAACACCAACAGGAAAGACAAGATGCATCTATCCATGTGGAAGATAATATACATTAAGGGCTGTTTTGTGGCTTTAGGCAACGAATTTGAAGAAGAAATAATATTTGCCCTTAATCACAAGTTAAGAAGCAGCAGCGCAACGATAGAGGGCTTGATGCAGTTTAGGAATGAGTTAGACAATGAGGAAATATTAGATATGATAGATGAAAAGGTCAAAGAATTGAATAACGAGATAGCTAAATTAATGGCTATTTTGACTAAGAAATAGGGTATCATCTTCGGTAATAGACTGCTGAGTAAAAAGGTGTTGCCCTTGATTGAAAGGTGAGGTTGAGATACTTCACCTTTTTTTTATCCTATGTTTGGTAGTTTAATTAAATAAACTATATTTGTCGAACAATAACACAACAACCCATGACAAGAACAGACAAAGACAGCGCAAAAGTTTATGATAGCAATGGCTTCGAGTATAAGGTGTATTACGTTTACAAGCTAACCTATGCCACAAGGGAGCATCCAGAAGAACTCGAAGTTGAGTTTAAGGGCATCTACGATAGCGAGGGCAAGGATGTAACGAACACTCTCGATGAGGACTTGAAAATCGAATTAGAAAACAAAGCAATTAATACAATATAACATGACAGCAAATAACATTTACGGTAAGTTTCTAAAAGACTACCGAAAGAAGAATGGCTTAACGCAAAAGCAGGTAGCAACAGAATTAGGTGTTACCAATGTGTACATTTATCGCATTGAGCGAGGCGAGGCGGTGAGCCTTGAAAGGGTAAAAGCAATTACAAGCATTATCAACAAGCTATCACTAAAAAACGATTCGCTGGATAAACAAGCGGAAGAAATACTAAATTCAGAAAGTAATTAAAATATTGGCACGAAGCCAATCCGCTTGTAGCAAGTAGCAAATAGAATATTTTAAGTGAGCGAAAAAGCTGCAAGGGTTTATTTGAAACTAAACACCAAGAACTAAATGAAAGAATTAAATGATTTGTTATTAAGTGTAAATGAGTTATTATCAAAAGGTAGCTTGCATGAGAAAGTAAGCAACATAAACTCTTTGCGTGAGCAAATACACAATCTATCACCATTTAAAGAGGAACCTGTTGACTTTGTAAGATGGGTTTTTTCAGACGATGTTGTTGCGAATGATTACAACCCTAATAAAGTTGCCCCCCCTGAAATGGAACTTTTAGAGGTATCTATTATGAATGATGGGTACACTCAGCCAATAGTAACATGGAATAATCCAGATAAAGAAAAAGTTGAAGTTATTGATGGATTTCATAGAAACAGAGTAGGCAAGGAATCAAAAATTGTTCGCAGTAGGATTAAAGGCTATTTGCCAATTGTAGAAATTAGAAAAGAACAATCTGACAAAAACGATAGAATAGCATCTACTATAAGACATAACAGGGCAAGAGGAAAGCACCAAGTAGACGCAATGAGCGAAATTGTTATTGAGTTAAAAAACAGGAATTGGTCAAACAAAAGAATTTCAAAACAACTTGGTATGGATGAAGAAGAAGTCTTAAGACTTTGCCAAATTTCAGGACTTGAAAACCTATTTTCAGATAATGATTTTAGCAAAGCTTGGATTTCAGAAGAATCAAATGAGCAATACGAGATATTGACCGATGATTTAAATCAAGAAGAAGTCGAAATGTATAGAACAGCTAACACAAGTGATCCTGAAAGAATATTTCACACTTATGAAAAGTGGGAATGTCATAAAGCTGGATTTTATAAATCAGTACATGATAAATTATCTCATACAGAATGCGAAAATGAGTTTATTAGAATCTTGTCAGATACAGAATTGTTTGAAGATTTGCTAAAAAAGATAATAGTTGAATGGAAATATTCTTGCGAACATTATTTGACCAATAAGGCAATGAATAGAATTGCATGGCTTGGGCAAGCTGCTGTTTGTTATTATTCAGGAGTCCCTGCAAGATATTCATCAGCTTGGTTTGATATACCTGAGGAATTAAGAATTAAGGCAAATGAGGTAGCATTGAAATATCTTAACATTTGGTTAGAAAAAAATGGGTACAAGCAAGAAATATTTGAAGAAGCAGTAAGTGTTAACAGGCAAATAGAACTTTATTAATATGTCAAGAAAAAAGTATTTAGAGCAAAATGTACTTCAGGCATCAATGAATAGAATAAGCAAAACATTTGATGATTTTGAAAGTATTTATATTTCTTTTAGCGGAGGAAAAGACTCAACGGTTATGACACATCTTGTTTTAGATGAGGCAAAAAAAAGAAATAGAAAAGTAGGTTTGCTAATTATTGATTTAGAAGCGCAGTATTCCGAAACCATTAAACACATTGAAAAAATGTGTGATATATATAAAGATTATATAGACCTTCATTGGTTTTGCGGTGAGCTTCTTTTAAGAAATGCAGTTAGTGATTTTGAGCCAAAATGGGTTTGTTGGGATGAAGAAAAACAAAGCCTATGGGTTAGAGAAAAGCCAAAGCTTGCATCAGATTTAAGTCAATATGATTTCTATGTGCCTAAAATGGAGTTTGAGGAACTTATGGTTTTGTTTGGCAAATGGTATGCAAAAGATAAAATGTGTGCTGGATTTATTGGAATAAGGTCTGATGAATCTTTGCATAGATACAGGGCAATTACTTCTCAAAAAAATGGATTGATGCACAAAGATTATAAATGGACTACAAAATTATCTTCAAATTTATTTAATGTATATCCAATTTATGATTGGAGAACAGAAGATATTTGGTTGTTCCACTTCAAAAACAATCATCTTTGTTATAATAAAATATATGATCAAATGACAAAAGCAGGTGTTAAGTTTAGCAATCAAAGACTATGTCAGCCATTTGGTGATGACCAAAAAAAAGGTTTATGGCTTTACCATATTTTAGAACCAAATACATGGTATAAGCTTTTAAATAGAGTAAGTGGCGTAAATTCAGGGGCTTTATATATTGGTGAAAATGGGAATATGACAGGCTCGAATGATGTTTTTTTACCTAAAAACCATACTTGGGAATCATACACCAATTTTTTACTTAAATCATTGCCTAAAAAAATGCAAACACATTATAAGGGCCGATTTGTTAAATTTATTGCAGGGTGGAAGCAAAGAGGATATGATAAAATACCAGATGAAGCACCACATGAGTTAGAAATAAAATGCTGGGCACCATCATGGAAACGAATGGCAAGATGCATTTTAAGAAATGATTATTACTGCAAGGGGCTTGGTCAAACTCAGCCAAAATCAGAAGCCTATGAAAAGTTTAAAGCTATTAAATACAAAAGAGAAATTGAAAAATCAATTAACTAACCAATAAACCCACATAAACCATGAACACACTATTATTTACAACAAGCAATGCGATACCATTTATAATTGTTGTCGCTGTATTAGTGCTAATCTCTATTGCCATTGTGCATCACATGAAGCATATCGAGCAAGAGCCTGAGAAAGAACCAGCACCCGATTTGAGCGATGATCAAAGGGAGCAGCTACAAAAGTTGAATGAAATGATTGATGAATTAAGGGAGCGTTATAAGCGCAGGACTAATAGTTTATCTTCTGCTCAAACTATTATAGAGAACTTGCAATCCGAAAACACCAATCTAAAAGACAAAGTTGAACACCAAGCGCAAATCATCCAAAGCCAAGAGCGAAAGATATTAGCCCTTAACTTGCAGATTGAAGCGATTAAAGACCCACGAAAAGAGGTGCAGATAGACTTTACCATCAAGGTAGGGCAAACTATCACAGGGCGAATTATTCCCAACAGCAACAAGTATGTAAAGGGCAAAGTCGTTCACATTACAAAGCGAGGTAACTATCTTCTCGACAATGGCAAAACAGTATCTCACGTTGATGCTAAAAGGGTGTTTGAGGATTGATGGTAACGGCTTGTCTATGCACCGTTTTAATGGTGTATAGGTGTTGTTATCTACTGTTTGCCCGACTTGTCTTTTAAAATAGATTTGCATAATTAAAATAAAAGTATTATATTTGTATATACAAAATAAATATTATGGAAGCAATTGTAAAAATTAAAAAAGAATTAGTTAAAAACACTTACGAATGTGATAAGTGTAAAAAAGATGGTAATATTACTAATATGGTTATGATTATTGGTAAAGGTTTATTTCATGCTAAATGTTTAAAATCTAAAAAATAATATTTATGGCTAAAGAACCAATAAGCGCAAGGGTTGAAAAATCTATTTTAAAAGACTGTAAAGCAGTAGCCAAACTTGAAAACCGTAGCTTTAATAACTTGCTTGAAACTGCATTAATTGCTTACTGTAAGGGTAAATTGTAGATAACTCGTTTATTGCCGCAACTTAAATCTTATAAAAGCATGAAAAGGTATGTATTGGGAATATTAGTAGCGTTTCTGATTAGCGGATGCGCCACGATGAGGCAGAAAAGGATTGACAGGATTTGTCAAACTTGCCCTGAGAAGGTTAAGACTGATTCAGTTTATACTCGAATAGAGAAAGAAGTTATCCGGCACGACACGATAATCACTCCATCCGATTCAGCATTTTATTTTGCTTGGCTAAAGTGTAAAGATGGCAGCGTACCTAAGATTATCAAGGAGCGTATTAAAAAAGGCAATAGAACGACTGTAATAGCCTCGATTGATTCAACAGGTAAACTTGTATCTAAATGCAATACCGATTCATTAGAAAGCATTATAGAGATTAAAGACAAGCTAATTCAAGAGTTAATCTCGAAGGAAACAACAAAAACAATCGTAATCGACCTTAAATGGTGGCAAAAGGCACTCATGTACTTCGGAGGCTTTAGCCTTGTTTACTTAGTGCTGCGATTCTTATTCAGGCGATTTGAGGCTTATCAAAATAAATAATTGAAAGTATTTGGTAGTTTAATAAAATAAACTACATTTGTACTTTAACACTTTAATATTTTACACACATGACTAAATTATCATTAACAGTACGCTGGAAAAAATACGACAGCACAGAGTATTACAGCTACAACCCTGAGAACGGGTTATTGTACATCTTAGTAAACACAGAGAGCCAAAAAGGGTATCTTATACGCTCAGACATCAATGCAGGAGGTATAATGCGAAAATACCAGCGTGAGATACTTGAGGGCGTACCAACGGAGGATAGGCTATTCGCTGAATGCTCAAAATATGAGTATGGCGAGGTATGGCATGAGGTAGTAACCTTTACCAACGAATCCTTCCGCACAACATTACTTGAAACATTTTAATCAATTTAATCTATATTTTTATGACAACACCAACATTAACAGCCCCCGTAGGCGGTGGCGGTAACAGACAAATTTGCCCCGAAGGGATGCACATAGCACGATGCTATCAGATCATCGACTTAGGCACAACAGAGCAGGGAGGTAACTTTCCCGGCAAGAAACGTAAAGTACAGTTTCTCTTTGAAACACCATTAGAAACAGCGGTATTCAATGAGGAGTATGGCGAACAGCCTTATTATGTCAGGGCTATGTACACACTATCTATGCACGAAAAAGCAATTCTAAGGCGTGATGTAATGAGCTGGGTAGGAAGGTCCATGACCGATAAAGAGGCTCAAAGCTTTAACATCTTTAATCTACTTGGTAAGCCTTGTATGGTAAACGTGGTACACGCTACAAAGGGAGAGAACACCTATGCAAACATCAAGGCAATAACACCGCTGCCTAAAGGCATGAGTTGTCCTGATGCTATCAATGAGCAGCTTGTATTTACTGCTTCGATTCCTGACATGGAGGTATTTAAGAAGCTCCCTGAGTTCATCCAAGATAAAATCAAAGAATCGGATGAGTTTGTTATGTACATGGAAAGTAACATGGAGCAGCAAACAGCACCTACACCAAAGCCACAAGCTCAGGTAGAAACAGTGAAACAAGATGCAAATGATTTGCCTTGGGAGCTGACCGATGAAGAAGATCCATTTTAATAATTAATCATTAACTTTAAGGGGAGGGTAGTACCTCCCTTTTTTAACCTATAAACATTATGCAAAACCTAATAGAAAAGGCACTAAACGAGCCTACGGTAGTTAAAGCGATGAAATACGTTGATGGAGCTACCCAGCCAATCACAGATAAGCTTAGCTACGACCAAGTGGAGTATTCAGCTAAAGAGTTAAACAAAGCGGTCAAAGCTATCCAAGAGGCAAGGAAAGAATCTACCAAGCCACTTGATGACCTTAAAAAGGAGTTGATACAGAAAGAGAAAGAACATACCGAGCCTATGATAGCAGCTATAAGCGAGGCTAAGGCATCAATGAGTAAATACCTATCTGAGCTTGAAAGAAAGCAACAGGAGGTGCGACAGAAGCAAAACGAAGCACTTGAGAGAGCTTTACAATCGGACAACCCTGCACAAGCAATCCAGCAGGCATTAACGCCTGATATTACATTACCAACTCCAAAGAACGTAAGAACGATTAGAAAGGTGGTGGTAGAGAATGAGAATGATGTTGACTGGTTAGCTGTAATATACTGCCTTATACAAGCGGATAAGTTTGATTATAACATATTGCTAAAAGGCTTATTAGAGGCAATGGATAAGACAGATACAAGAGCCATTAAAGGCATATCAATTGTTGAGGAAAGGGTACAGGTGCTACGATGATAACAAGAGAAGAATACATCTACTATCCTGCTCTTTCAGCATCACGTATCAAGAGCCATTACAAGGGCGATAGTTACGTTTCACAGTATGCATTAGATAAGGGTAAATCCTTTCACGAAAGGCTACTTGAAGTGAACCCTATGTACATGGATGCAGAAGCGAAAGGAGCATACAAGAGCATCACAGATAATGGGGTGTGGTATTCTATATGGAAGAAAAGCCGCAAAGAGATACCATTTATAACCAACCTATCTGTTGAGGGGGAGGTAGTGCCAGCTAAGGCAATGTTTGACATTTACTCTCAAGAGTATAAACTTATGGCAGATGTTAAGATAACACAAGCCAAGAACATACACGACTTTGAGAGGGATATGATAGAGCATTACAACCATATCCAAGCGGTGTGGTTTAGCAAGGTGGTAGGCTTAGACCCTCGCTCATTTATTTTTATTGGCATGCCAAAAAGCACAAGACTGGGTATCTCAAGACCTCAAGATGTTATGTTTTTGTCTTTGGGCGATCATCACATCGAGCAGGCAGATAGTTTAATTAACCAATACATTAAGACAAAATGGAAACAGGACAAGCAATTTATAGAGCAGAGGTGGCAGATGAATCAGCAGCCGAGCCAAAGCATTTTATAAAACAATGGATAATAAAGGCTTTTGAGATTGCTTTACAAGTTTACCCTTATACTAATAACTTGGCATCAAGAGAAGAAGAAAATGTAAGGCTTAGAAACGCTGTTATGGTAATATCTTACTGGCGTTGGGGTAAGCATGCAGGCTCAGTATTTATTGGTGAGGTTATCGCTGACTGTGTAGGTAAAAAGATACCTTACTCCCATTGTACTGTATTACACTCGATAAGGCAGCATAAGAATAGGTTACAATTCCCAAATGCCAACGCTGAGTATGTGGCACAATACACTACCTTTAGGGAGCAGATAAAAGAAAGGGGATTGATATGAGTGAATCAGAAATATACAAAGCCTTTGCCCGGTACATGGCAATAGCACACCAAAGAGTTATTTACCGCTTCGATTATGGGGCAGGCACTTACTTAGGGTGGAAGCAGAAAAGCGAACAGAAGCTACTCAATCCACATAGGGGCTATCCTGACTTGTTTATTGCCAAGCCTGTTGGAAGGTTTAAGGGGTGCTTCTTTGAGATTAAGAAAGAAGGTAACAATCCTTATTTACAAAAAGGCAAGGATAGGGGTATGTTAAGGCAAGACCAGCATGTATTAGAACAGGCATCTATGCTTGACAGGCTTCATAAGGCTGGTTATTATGCTGAATTTGCAGTAGGGTTAGACCAGCTTATTGAGCGAACAGAAAACTATTTGAAAGGTAAATTTGAATAGATTATTTCTTACCTTTACACCGTTAGAAAGTCGAACCTCTAACGCAGACAAAACATTTTGCCCTATAAGGGCTGCGAGGGTTTAAGAAATTATACCCGGTTCGACCGCAGCTTTTGTAGGGCTTTTTTAATTTTATGCCTATGAATAATGATAGACCTTCTTTTTTGATTTACAAAGATTCATTTGAGGTACTTCAAGAACTTTCTGATGAAGATTTAGGCAAAGTATTTAGGATGATTTTTGAGTACACAATTCATGGAATTATACCTGATAAAAAAGACAAAAACTACATTGCTTTTTCGTTTTTAAAGCTGAATTTAGACAGAGATAATAAAAAATATTTGGATATAATAGAACGAAATAAAATCAATGGTAGTAAGGGAGGCAGACCGAAAAAACCCAAAAAACCCAGTGGGTTAAATGGAAACCCAAGTAAACCCAAAAAAGCCGATATAGATATAGATACAGATATAGTTATAGAAAGAGATATAGATATAGATATTAAGACAAAACATTCGTTTTGTAAATCTCCTTACTTTGAGTTTAGTAAATTTGAAGAAGCATTTTTACAAACTAAATGTTACTCACGTTATCCGAACCTTTCCATCGAGGCAATACATGAAGAGCTTATGTTAGCATCTGATTCAAACTCTAAATACAAATACAATAACTGGATTTCCGTTGCCCAAAGTTGGGTAAATAGAAATCCTACTAAATACCAAAACACAATAAAAAAATCAATCGAGCAAGACCCAATATCACCACTAATGAACAAAGGCGATAAAATCAGAGCCGAGAATGATGCCCGGTTAGAAGCTCAACTAAAACTTACAGCACATGAAGACCCTTATTCCAAGTACCACTAATAACTTACCCATTGCAGTAACAAGCAGGGGAGCAGTAGAATTAGGCTTAGACAACCCTATACGCAATGTGATAAATACAGATAGGGTAGGAACAATAGCCAAGCTAGAGGCAATGATAAAAGAAATCTGGGAGCATTACTGCGGTGCTGACCCTTCCATGCTTACCACGCCCTTTGTAAAAGAGGCAAAAGTGCTTATCTTAGATAAGTTTGGAGGCATAGGGCTTAACGAGATAAGGGAGGCTTTTAGGTTAGCATCGGTAAATGTCATTGACTGTAATCTTACTGCCTATGGTGGCAAGATAAGCCTACAAACAATAGGCAAGTGCTTAGACAAGTACGTTGAGTATCGCAAGCCAATAGCATCAGAGGTAATAAAAAAACGAATGGAGCAAGAAAAAGAAAAGCAAACACAAGCAGACATCGAGAAAAAGGAAAAGTACGAGAAAGAGGTGATTGCATGGTTTATGTCAAACAAGAAAGCGACAAGGGAAGAGTGCCGATTTTACATGCTTGACACGCTTATGGATAAAAAGATTGTTGAGGTCGATGTAGATTTTCGCAAAGAATGTATCGCTCAGGCAGTCGAGGAGTTAAGGCAAGAGGCATTAAAGATAAAAGCAAACTCAAGTACCGTTCAAGATATTAGGGATGCACGAAAGATTATGGATGAGCTAATAGAAAACAAGGCGGTAAAAGAGGTAAACATCAGAGCAAAGGAAATAGCACTTTTTAAGATTAAAAACTCAAAATAACACATGAACAACCCAATAATGATTCCAGCCTACATAGCAGGAATACACACGCTAAAAGACAAGACGATTAAAGTATCTGTTGAAACACAAGAGATAAGCCCCGACATCATGGCACAGCTTTACACGCTCCACAAAGGAGGCACTTGCATAGCAGCATTCAAGGCAACAGAGTTTACAGACGAGCAGAAAAGAGCCTTAGAGGTAGTTGATTTGAACGCTGAGGAGCTAGGCAATAAAACACCAAGCCAAAGGCTAAGAGCAGCCCTTTACAGGCTATGGGAGAATAAGCCCGAAGGACACGATTCTTTTCCTATGTTCTACGAATACAAGATGAGCAAGCTTATCGAGTTTGTAAAACGTAACATTGATTAATTAAATATTTTATATCTTTGAACCTATGACTACACGAACAAGAGCAGGATTCTTTCAGCCTCATCCACAAGGGCTAACAGTTTGGGTATCTTATGCAGGAACGAACCAAGACATCAGCATGGTGTTTACTGCCGAGCAATTTGCCCAAGCACTTGACCTTTACAAAGAGCATCAGAAAAAGATTAAGACCTCTTATGGAATGGGAGTGCTTATGAACTTTGACGAGGGTAACAACCTGTGGAGCTTTGATGGTGTACATGAAGGAATGCTTATTACTCTTGCCTTTGAAGGGCAGCAGTTAGAAACGATAAAAGAGAATATCTATGCCACTCAAGAAGGGTAGTGATGAGGAAACAATACGAGAGAATATCCGTAAGCTTATTCTCGAAGGCTATGCACCAGCACAAGCAGAGGCAATAGCAAGAAACTACGCAAAGAGAAACCCAAAGAGATGATATCATGGCAAAGGTAGGCAGACCAAGTGAATATGATGAGAAGATGAACGAGCAAGTTTTTGAAATGGCTTTGCTTGGTTTAACCGATGTGCAGATGTCAAAAATACTTGGCGTTTCTGAGGTTACTTTCAACGATTACAAAAAGAAACACCAAGAATTTCTTAAGTCATTAACACGTGGAAAGGAAGAGGCAGACGCTAAAGTAGCCAAAGCAATGTACAAAAGAGCGTTAGGTTTAACGATAAAAGAAGACGCTTTAACAAGGGATGGTGAGATAGTAACACTCAACAAAGAACTTCCTCCAGACACAGCAGCAGCCAAGCATTGGTTAGCAAATAGGCAACGTTCATTATGGGCTAACAATGGAGAGCAAACAATCAAGACCGACAAGCCATTAGTGATAACACTTACCGAGAGTGAAGCTGACGAGCAAACAGACTAAGGCGTTTAAGGCTGCCACATCAGGAAACAACAGAGTAGTAATATTTGGTGGAGCGATTAGAGGAGGTAAGACTTACTGGCTACTAACAACATTCTGCTATTTATCACTCAAGTACGCCAAGTCAAGGTGGATAATCGTAAGGCGTTCTTTGCCCGATCTAAAAAGAAATACCTTCCCTTCCATGCAAACAATCTTAGAGGGTGGCTTTATCGAGTATGTGCAAGGCTGGAATAGAGATACTCAAGTCATAACATTTGTCAATGGCAGCGAAATTATGTTTATGGCTGAAAGCTTTGCAGAGGATAAAGACCTCAACAGGTTTAAGGGGCTTGAATGTAATGGCTTCGGCTTTGAGGAGGTAAACGAATGTCAGGAGGCAACCTTCAACAAGGCAATAGAGAGGTCAGGCACATGGCTTAATGCAAAAGACAATCCGCCAATCATTATCTTATCAACTTTGAACCCTGCTCAGAATTGGACAAAGAAACGATTCTACGAGCCATACATCAACAAACAGATGCCAAGTGGCTGGGTGTTTATTCAAAGCAAGATAACAGACAACCCACACATTCCAGAAACTTATTTAGAAAGCATTAAGGACATGAACCCTGTTGAATATGCAAGGTTTGTTGAAGGTGATTGGGATGCAGTAGAACAAGCTGAAAATCCTTTCTTATGGGCTTGGGATGATGCCAAGCATATCTCAGTTAATGCAGTACACAACCCAAACATACCTACTTACTTCTCAGTTGACTTTAACATCAATCCATTATGCGCTTTGGTGATTCAAGAGATACCACGAGGCTTTTATGTAGTGGATGAGATAAAGATAGAGAAGGGCAGCGTTGAGGCTTTATGCGATGCTATAAGAGCCTATGGAGTGCCTATGGGCATGATAAGGATTACAGGCGATGCAATGGGTAAGGGTGGAACGGTGCAGCAAAGGGATAACAGCAGCGCATACATCCTGATGAAGAAGATACTTGGATTAAACGACAAGCAGTTCTTAATACCTGCCAACCCAACGCATAAGAACAGCAGGGAAGATTGCAACCATGCTTTAACGAGGCTGAATGTATTTGTGCATCCTAAATGTCAAGGGATGATTTACGATGCAAAGCAAGTGCAATGTGATTTAGAGGGCAAGATAATCAAATCAAACAGAAAATTATTAGAGCAGCGAGCTGACTTCTTAGATGATTTTCGTTACTTTGTAAACGCAATAATGAAGAAATACTTATGAGCATTTGTACGAGCTGCTATGATAGCGGTGCATTTATAGACCTATGTGTTGAGAGCCTGATTATAACAGGCTTAGAGGTTGACACAGAATACTTAGTGTGTGTTCAAAGCCTATCAACAGGAAAGTTACAGACCTTTGAGGTGACAAGCGATGGCAGCGGTGATGTAACATTCACACCTTTGATTGCTTCTCGCACATCTTACGAGGTATGGATAACGCAAGGCACAGCGAACTCAGAAAGGGTTGTATTTTCTATTGATGGGCTTGATTACACTTGCCTTGAGTTTAGCGTAGTTACCACAGGGGATGAACCCGAAGAAATTTACTTAACGCCAGTAGAGTGAATAAGCTTAGAAACATCATAAAAGGGTGGTGGCTGTACCTGATGGACACAGAGCAAAGTGTAAAGCTAAGAAAGGATAGAAAGCCTATCTGTGATAAGTGTATACATAAGTCGAAAATAAACACCTGCAATTTATGTGGGTGCTTCTTACCTGCCAAGCAAAGGGTAGAGGATGAGGAGTGCCCGATGGGAGAATGGTAAAACCTAATAAACATGAAACTAAGAAACCTATTTAAGCGAAAGAAAGAAAACACCTACGAGGATGAAATGAGGCAGAAGCTTGTCTTTGCCTTTGAGTTTGGCGATCATAAATACTACAAGCTCGATAACAAAGTGAATCTTCCTTTCTCACGCTTTGCAATAGTGATGTCATTGCTAGAGCGTTTATCGTGTGGGCTTGATGGCAGCGATATGAGTAAGGCTTTAGATACGATTGAGAAGTATTTGAACAAAGGCATAGCACATCCAAACAGCGCAGCTAAGATTGGGGCGGTGGTAAGCATACTAAGGGAAAGGCAGCAGAATGTAATACATAAAGACTTAATGCTAAACATTATCAATGCTATGACGTTCCGGGATGATGAGAGCGTAACAGGTGAGATAAGCAGCACTATAACGAAAGAAAAGCTTGAAGTATTTGAGAGGCTATGTGATAATGAGGGAGCTTATAATTTTTTTTTGTCGACCAATATAGAGCGGCTCAATCCACTATTACAGATGTCACAAACAGACTTCAACGAATTGTGGAGAACGTCAGAGGCACGCACAAAGGCGTATCGAAAGCAGATGGACTTCCTCTTGAACGAAGCTCACACAGGGCTGCCAAAATCCTAAATGACCTTAAAGCACAGCTTATGCAGCTATGTGATGGTGATGTAGGTGAGTATAATTTACTATACAATGCTCCTATTGAAATTTATATTCGTAAATTTGAGCATCATATAAAGCAAAGCAATAATGGCAAAGGTACTACTTGAATATGACGCTAACATCGGTGAGCTAAAGGCGGTCTTAAAGCAGATAGAAGATGCAAACGTACAGATTACTGAAAGTGCAACACAGAGCGCAAAGAAGGTAACTGATGAATACGCTAAGACCTCACAGGCTGCCAAGAATGCTTTTGCTGGGCAAGAGGTAAAGAAAGCTGTTGACAACCAAGCACAATCTATTGACAAGCTAAGGCAAGAGTTAGAGGACTTATTCAATGAGCAGGTTAAGCTATTAAGGCAAGAGAAACAAAACACTCAGGCTTATAAGGATAATGCACAAGCTTTAGATGCAACAAGGAAAGAGTTTGACAAGCTAAATAAAAGCGCAAGTAGCTTTAATTCACAAGTACCAAAAACCACAGCAGAAGTATCTAAATTACAAGAACAGTTATTAAGACTTGCTCTCGAAGGGAGGCAGGGTAGTGAGGAGTTCAATGATTTAGCAAGAAAAATCGGACAATATAAAGCAGCGATTACAAGTGCAGACAGGGCGGTTGACCTATACGCTAAAAGCACCGATGCAGCGTCATCGAGAATTGGCGAGTTAGAGGATAAGCTTTTTGACTTGGCTATTGCAGGTCAAAGGAACACACAAGAGTTCAAAGATACTATTGCAGAGGTTGCAAAACTAAAGAGGGCGGTATCTGAGGTTGACAAGCAAGTGGACAGCTATGTTGAAAGGTCAAGAGGCTTAAATACTGTAGTTCAAAATGTTGAGTTGATTGCTAATGCTTTTCAGATAGCTCAAGGGGCAAGTGCCATCTTTGGGGATGAATCAAAGGAACTTGAAGAGGCTTTGATAAAGCTTAACGGTATCTTGGCAATTACTAATGGGCTTGCTCAGATAAGAACTATATTGCTTGAGCAAGACGCTAAAAAAACAGGTATTGCAACGATAGCACAACGAGCCTACGCTTTAGCAGTTGGAACATCAACGGGGGCAATGAAGGCATTTAGATTGGCATTAGCAGGTACAGGGGTAGGCTTACTGGTTATTGCTTTAGGGGAATTGATTTCTGCATTTGCCTCTACAAAAGAGGCAACAGAAGAGCAAATAGAATTAAATAAAAAATTACAAGAATCTAATAACGAATTAGAAAAAAGTACTTTAAGTGCAAGCCTAAGGCTTAAAAAAGCTCAAACTGACCAGCTTGTGCTTGAGGGCAAACTAACTGAATCTTTTGCAAAAAGAAACAACTTGCAAATTGAAGCTGCTAATGAAATTGCAAAAATAAATGAAGAAGCTGATAAAAAATCCCTAGAAAGGACTGAGATATTTCAGAAATCTACATTTAAAAGTAACGAGGAGCAAGCAAAAGCAAAGAGAAAATTAACACAAGATTTAAATACAATTGAAGAAGAGAGGGCAACTCTTGAGCGTGCTATTAGGCTTGAGTTAAGCAACGAGATTAAAAGGTTAAATAAAGAGAGAGTAAATTCGCAAAAAAGAACTCAATTTGAACTTACAGAACTTGAAACTAAAGGTGTAGAAAATAGATTATCAGTTATTCAAGCTGCTGCAAAAAAACAATTAGAATTACTTAATTTACCTGAGGAAGCCCAACAAAAAGCAGTAGAGCAATTTGCATCTGCAAGCAGAGCAACAATAAGCATATTGCAAGGAGAGATAGCAGAACGAGAATCATTAAATCTTCAAACATTTGACCAAAGAAGAAAATTATTAATTCAGCAAAACATTCTTGATAGGTTTTCAGCTGAGCAAAATATTTCAAATGTAGAAGAACAAAACGCTGAGATATTTAGATTGAATCAGCAGTTAAATAAGGACTTAAATCAATTAGAAAAGGAAAGAAATGATGATTTAATTCAACAAGTATTTAACTATGCCTCTGCTATCAGCAATGCATTTAGCTCGATAGCCAAACTATCAGCACAGGTAACAGAAAACAGGATAGCAGACATTGAGCGTTTAAGGGATGCTGAGATAAAGGCTAACAACACAGCCGAGCAATCCTTTGCAAGTAGGAAGCGAAATGAAGAAGCGATTAACACAAGGTTTAATAGGCAAATAATAGAAGAAAAAAGAAAGCAGGCTCGGGTTGATAAGGCACTAGGAATATTTAATGCTGTAATCGACACCGCAGGAGCGGTAGTAGCATCTGTTAAAGAAAGTCCAGCAACATTTGGACTTCCTTTTTCAGCCTTTGCTGCATTAACAGGAGCTCTTCAAATAGCCAAAATATCCTCAGAGCCATTGCCTCAGTTTGGTAAGGGTGGATGGGTAGATGGTGAGCCACATACAAGGGGAGGTGTAAATATCAATGCAGAGGGCGGTGAGTTTATTACCAACAAGCAATCAGCAAGAACACACAAGGCAGAGCTTGAGGCGATGAATAAGGGGCGTGAGAGCTTTATGAAGCTTATACAAGATCGTTATGTTAGACCTCAGTTAGTTGAGGCAATGAGAGATAAAGACAGAGGCTTTAACGTGAATGTCGATGCAAGGCTTAACAGTACTACAATGGAAAAAGAATTGATTGAGCTAAGACGAGAAACAAAGCGCACAGGCAAGGCAATAAGCAAGGTATTAACAAGTAATCATTCATCAAGATATAGTTGGTAATGGCACAAGAGTTAAGGTTTAAGTTAGATGGCACAATTTATCAAGGCATAGCAAACCCAGAAGATTTTGGCTTTAGGGTAGCAGAGGAAACAACGCTAAATTACCGATACGTTTCTTTCGATAATGACTTGAGATTTGTAGGTGATGCTTATGCTTATCTTAATGGGCTTATACTTGGCTCTTGTGGATGTGATATTGTGAGCGTTGAGGTAGAGTATTTATGTCAAGTATCATGGAGGCGTTTATGTACTGGCTTTATTATTTTATCGGAGTGTGTGAATGATCTTGATAGATGTTCGATTACTACCAAGATATACGATAACACATTCAGCACCCTTATAAACAACA